AAAAATTTTGTAATGATATTGCTGGAGTCTGAGCCAGCAGAAATTCACGCCACAATCTGCGACGATTGCTATCATGCAGAGATGGCCAAGCCAGTGAGAGAATGGGGAGTGCAAACATGACAAGCAAAAGCAAAGCTAAAGGAACCTATCACGAAAACTATTTTGTAAAGCTGTTCAAAGAGTGGGGCCTGAAGGTTCGTAAGCAGCCATTGTCTGGCGCCCTGGGCGGGGAATATTCAGGCGACCTTGTGATAACAATCAACGGAGAGGATTACATTACAGAAGTAAAGTATCGCAAAGAGAAGGGCTTCCCCTCACCATTCACAGTCCTAAAGAATAGAGACGTTGCCTTGTTCAAGCTGGGCAAGAACGAGGAAGGCTCGCCCAAGTGGGTGCTAATCATTCCCGATTATATCGTGGAGAAATTTATTGGAGCAAACAAATGAACATCAACATCACAATAAAAGAAGAGGGCGGAGCGCCAGAAGATATCTATAGCGTGACCTCGCTTATCAAAGCGGTGACCACTGTGTTTGCAGTAAGCAAGGAAGAGCTATTGAGCAAGCGCCGAATGGCTTACATCGTGACGCCTCGCCATGCTTTGTATTACCTCGGCTATAAAAACACTAGCCATTCCTTGCCTTCCCTTGCGCGATTCCTAGACCGCGACCACACCAGCATCATTCATGGACGAAACAAAACAAAGGAACGCCTAGCAAAAAACAAAGCGTTTGGTTTAAAGATTGATGAGGTTCACTTGCTTGCAATCGCCTACGAGGAGAAGCGGCAGAAGAACTTAGAGAATATCCGAGAAGATGTTGCCGATATGATTTACAAGATTAACCTGGAGAAGTTAAATGGATTATGATATCCGACACAATCTAATTCACGAGAAGTTTATTCTTAAGATGGCCAAGATGTATATGGCTCCAAAGAATATCGCCAACGATTCGGAAGCCAAGAAGATGTATTGCCGCGAGCTACGCAATGCAATCAACAAACGGATCGACTCAGGTGCCGACGAGAAAACATTTCTTAGTATGCTTGAAAAGGTATGGGACAGATGTATTGCAGACCAATCGTATCGACTGTGGTTTACGCCTGCCCTGGTATCCAAGCACGCCTCGAAAGTAAATGCTGAAAGACGCGAGACAATTAATGTAACCAACGCAAAAGTTGAGCAAGCCTTTTCACCTGAGACCAAAGCCGAGCGTCCACCTAAGTATGATGCTGCTGGTGGTGGCTGGACTATCGAGAAGTGCGACGAGCATATTGCCAACATGGAACGCATGATTGCAGACGGAGAGATAGGCGGACACATGGGGCGCAAGCTTGCAAACATTCCGCGAGTAGCAAAAGAAAGACTAATAAATGCTGGACATAAACCAGCGAACTCTTTAAGTTATGGGGTAGGAGTTAAATCATGAGCAACATAGACACCCATAGGATACAAGAGGATGAGCTACGCCGTAAGACAATCGGTGGTAGCTGCGCCCTTAAGATTATGAATGGTGATTGGCACGAGCTTTGGATGCAGAAGATGGGCTATGGTGAGCGGGTGGATTTGTCCGATGTCTTGCCAGTCCAACTTGGTGTATTCACTGAGGCATTTAATGTTCAGTGGTTTGAGAAGCTGATGCAAGTAGAGTGCAAGCGTGACGCCCAGGGAGATACAGAATCCCGCTATCATTTCATGTGGCATGGCGTCCCGTGCCGAGGCACAATGGATGCAGAGTTTGAGTATCAAGGGAAACGCATTGGCCTTGAGTGCAAGCATACCAATGAGCGAGCCAACATGAACTCCCAGCTTGAGCGTTACATGCCACAGCTACAGATGTATATGCAGTGCGCTGCGCTAGAGCATATGTATTTTGCAAACATCTTTGGCAATAGCCGCTACGAATATGTGAAGGTAGCAAAGAATGAATACTATCTATCCGAGATGCACACCCAACTGAAAGAGTTTTGGAACTATGTCACCACGGAGACAGAGCCGCCGTTGTCTATGCCATACTTCAACGCAACGATTGACCAGATAGAGATTGATAACATGACATCGCGCAACATGAATACAGACAATGAGTTCATGGATAGGGCGCACAAATATATTGAGACACAACAAGCTGCCAAACAACATGCGGCAGTAGGCAAAGATTTGAAGTCCATGGTGGCTACAAATGAGCGTGAGATATACAGCGATGTATTGAATATCAAGCGTGACAAGCGCGGGTCACTCCGCATCAACGTAAAGAAGTGACCGAGGGTGGAGTAAAGCCCTCGGCCACACACTGTCGAAAGGAATAAACAGTGAGTAATGATATCACACCACCACTAATAAGTGAAGCTGCTGAACCGCTTACCCACTTGATTGGTAATGAGTATGAGTTGGGCTGGCGATCCGTATGGATACACACCCCCGACGAGGCTGTGCGTGTTCAGTATAGAGACAGCCGTTTAGTATTAACTGTAGTAAGAAAGGACAAAGAACATGAGCAACAATATGGAAATATGGGAGAAGGTCTCCCAATCGGACTCGAAGTATCTGAAGAAGGTTAGCTTCGGCGCACGTTCTTTTACCAGCATTGACCCAATGTATCAGGTGCGTGAGGCTACTCGTGCCTTCGGGCCTGTAGGCCAGGGCTGGGGCTGGGATTCCAAGACTGAAATGATTACTGTAGCTAACGGAGATGTAGCTTGCATAGCGCACGTAACTCTCTGGCACGGTAGCAAAGACAACAGCTTCGGGCCGTTCACTGGATGCCGCACCTTCTACAAGAAGGAACGCATTGCAGAGGATGCACCTAAGATGGCTGTAACTGATGGGCTAACCAAGGCATTGTCGCACCTTGGGTTCAACGCCGATGTGTTCTTAGGCGAACACGACAACAAGTATGCGGCAGACAGTAAGCCTACAAACGGAGAATGGTAATGCAGCTATTGGATGTTAAGGCAATTACCGAACTGACTACCATCAGTGCGACAACGATCCGAAGAATGGTGAAGGAGAATAAGTTTCCTCAGCCAGCCAAGGTAAGAAGTCGTGATGTATGGAGCAGCAAAGAAGTCCACGAATGGATTGATAATTTACTAAAGGAGAATAAACAATGACTCAATATGATAACACAGATAGCGGCGCAGTATTCCAGCCTCGTGATAACCACAAAATGATTTTGACTGGCAAGCTAAACAACGATGGCAAGGATGCACAGATGGTAGTTACCATGTCTGTCCTGCCTGATGGCCGTAAGATTATGGATGTATACGAGAAGGTAGGAACTCTTTTCCCTAACGAGAAGAAGGACAAAGAGACTGCGCCTGATTACACGGGCCCATTGGGTCACCGCCGTGTTGCAGCCTGGAAGAAAAGCAAGGATGGCAACGCCTATATGTCCCTGAATATCAGCGACAAGATAGTTAAGAATGATGATGGCTTCGGTGCTGCACCTGCTGCCCCAGCCCAACCGCTTAACGACGACATCCCATTCTAGCAAGGCGGGGAGGGGGCGACCTCTCCCCACCACTACAGTGAACTAACCCCCACCTTACCTCACTACGAAAGAAAAATATAATGGATGAACTAACAGCATGGCAACAGCGCGCAATTCAGGCAGAGAGCAAGCTGCGAGAGATAGCGTGTATGCCTAACGACTCTGTCACTTGGAAGCAGATGCGTCAGGCCGCAGCAGAAAAAGCTATGGAAGACCTAGAAGTTCCAGGCAATATACTTATTTATCTCCGCACCTCAGCCGATACAACTATACCAGCAGAGCTATGTGTTCGAGACGAGAACGGAAACTATAACGTATGGGGTATGTCGCCTCGTGCATTGTATAACCTAGTGCGTGTGGGCGTTGGCCTCATGTCGCAAGAGAAGTTCTTCCTGAAAGATTCACATGACTTGGAAGTATGAGTATAAGTCCGACCTCGACAATGAGGTTAGGATTATGGATCGCCTGTCTGGCATGTGGAACTGCGAGGCAGAGAAGTTACCAGGCTACAACTATGCTGACTACTTCCTGACACGGGGATACAGAGACGGACGCCCACAAGCAGTAGCACTATGCGAACTGCGAGTAAGGTCTACACCTAGATTTAGATATGATACGGTGTTTGTTACGCTAAACAAATATCAGAACATGCTACAGATGGCAGAGTTTACTGGCCTCAAGCCTATGTTTGTAGTCGAATGGTCTGATGAGTGCGCCTACATAGAGCTAACAAAAGACAATGCTGGTGTTAGCTACCCCAAGAGATCCAACCCCAAGGGCAGCGACCACCTAGATGAACTATGTGTCCACCTAGATGTCGCCAAGTTTACTACCCTTTGGAGCGTAGGAAGTTAAGAAACTCTACGCCAGTCTCAACATCGACGAAGCAATGGCTGAAACCTTCGGGGCTTTCCGCCTTCGGGTTGATAACCTGTAGGATAGCCTGCCCATAGTTCTGTTCGTCATAGCCACGGACTAGAGCATAAGTATCGCTAGACTTATAACCCCTAGCCCGAGCCAGCCAAGATACATGTCCTTCATCTACCTGCTCCATCTGTGCTAGTTCCCAGTTGTGCTTGTGACCAGCAATGTATAGGTGAGCATTGCTCTTGAACATTGCCATCTTCTTCTGACCATGCAACGGGTTCCACTGACTATGCCCTGGCATATCGTGAGCCGCATGAACCTTACACTCTTGGCCGTTAGGGAACTTGATAGCAACCTTAGCAGCCCAGTCCTCATTGATAGAGTGAGGCTCAGTCATCCACTTGAGTGGGTCACCAGAGCCAGTCCACATATCGTGGTTGCCACCGATAAGGATGAGAGGATTGATAGCCCTGACAAACCATTCTACCAGGCGCCACGCAGTCTCGTGACTGGTGTCCTGCTCTGCGTACAAGCGCGACAGACGACCAACCCAGTTGTTCTGGTAGTCACCTAGCCCACACCCATAGACGCCATCGTTCTCCTGGACAAGCTCAACGTGCCGACGCAGTGTAGGCCAGTCACAGAAGTTGTCATCCAGGTGGGGGTCACCAAACCATAGCAAGCCAATAGGCTCATCAGACTTCATGCGGATACGCTGCCAAGCCTTAGCATCAATGTGCTGCTTGCGCTTCTCGAAGCGGCTGGTTAGCTGCTCAACGATTGTCTCGATTGGTTCGTCGCTTGGGGGGAGGAGGGCGCGACTGTAGGTTTCAGTCTCTGCTGTCCCTTCATTCCATAACCCTTTCTCTACTGCGCGGCGGAAGCGGCCACGGAATGTAGAACGGGATACGCCGAGTGCTTCGGCTGCTGCTTTCTGTGAGCCATGTGCTTTCATCATAGCTACTGTTTGTGTGAGCAGATCATCGCTCATTGGTTTCGGTGCCATTGTTAACTCCTAATGTAGTTCTTGTTCGGGTTCGTCGGTTCCATGTATGACCGAGAAAATATCATCAGCTACTTCTTCTGCTGCATCCATATCGGCACAGCCAGTTACGCGCATGACGATTACTGGTTCGCCATTCTCTTCTATAATAAACATAGA